TTCTGAAGAAGTCCAGAGGCATCAGCCGGCGGAAGGATTTGGCGGGCAGGATGGGCATCCGCCTGGAGACGGACGCAGATTTGAATGCGGCCATTCATGATTTGGAAAGAGCCAAGGGGGCATGGCAGTCCCATGACCCGGCGCTGCGCCTTCATGACCGCGCCCTTGCCTGGGACGGCACGAGTGAAGTGAATCCGTTCGAGCGTGTGCCCGTTTCCGGGGCGACGTTTTCCGTGGTTGCCATGGATAGTTCCGGAACTGTCCTGGCTCCGGAGACGTTCGTCACCCGGGAAGACGGAAGTCCTGACTGGTTTGTGATTCCGCGCCGCAAGAGGCAGCCAGCCATGCCGGTGCGGCTGCTGGTGGGTTCCGATGTCGGGGAGCATCGCGGCTATGGACTGACCCATATCCTGGCTTCCCGCGGGTTTTCCTTCTGGAAGGACCGTTCCCCGGAACGCTATATCAGTTCCATTCTGGCGAATGTGAGCGAGCTTTACGAGGTGGCGCCCGGGCGTGAGTTGCTGGTTAAGGGAAGGCAGCCTTCTTCATGGATGCTGCTGCAATTGGACCGGAAGGACGGGTTTTATTCCATTGTCTCGGCTTATCCAGTGCGGCAGGGCAAGAAGCCGCTGGGGAAGAAGCTCCCCCTTGCAGAGCGACAACCTGCAAACGCGAATAGCGGCACCGCGCGCCTAGGTCCAGGATCGGCAAGCAAGGCCGCTCTGCCGTCCCAATCCGCTGGCGGGGGAGATGGTTTTTCCTTACCACAAGGGGCGCATGTTGTCAACGTGAATGAAGTGGAATGCCGGTTTGACGACGGGGCTATTGTTCCGGCGACGTTTTCCCTATCTCTGGAAAAAGAGACAATCAGGAAGAAGGCGGTCGCTGACGGGACGTTCATGAAGGCCCCGAACGGGAAAGATACGAATCTGACGGAAGACCAGTGGCTTTCCGTGCGCACGGAGGCGTTTAAGAATTGGTTTGGCGATTGGGAGAAGGATCCGCAGAATGCTTCCAAGGTGGTGGACGAGAACGGGGAACCGAGGGTGGTGTATCATGGGACATACGGTGATTTCACGGTGTTTGACAAGGCCATGATTGGATCTGCTACTGATTATGGTTTATGGGGTAGAGGATTTTATTTTACCAATATGGAGAATACTCCGTACGGGAACAAGAAGCTGGCTCTGTTTCTGAATTTCAGGAATCCTTTTATTTTTAATGATTACAAGTCTGCTGAAGAGATAGGCGATTATTTAAATATTTGGGATGGGAATTTTCATGAAGATGACAGGTTTGGAATATTCCGGCCGTATGCGAGAGGAGCGGCCCAGATAGCCGGTAGCGCTCAAGAAAGAGGACATGATGGACTCATTGCTGTACTGGGTAAATGGACGGAGTACATTGCCTTTGAGCCGAATCAGATCAAGTCCGCCACGGATAACCGGGGGACGTTTGATCCGAAGAATCCGGATATTACGTTTTCCGTGATAGGCCCGAATGCGGCCACTTGGGGAAAGTATGCCGATAAGGCTTTCGCCGGAAGGGATGACGGCAAGTTGCGGGCGGAGATTGACGCAAGCCAGGCACAGCTGAAGACTGCGCCTGGAATGCCTTATCTTTCCAGACTGGATCTTTTGGCGGAGGATATACGCTATTTGAAGAATCCAAGGAAGGAAGGCGTTTTGTCAGATTATTTGGATTATTCCGAGTTGTATGATGCCTATCCCCGCTTGAAGAAGATGTCTGTTTATGTGTTTAAGGACCGCAACCGGCAGGAGGCAGGATGGTATGATCCCCAGGATGACTCCATTGCCATCAATTTGTCCAGCCTGGGGCCGCTTTGGAATCAGCGTTCCACGTTGCTTCATGAGATTCAACATGCGATTCAGGAATATGAGGGTTTTGCCGAGGGGGGGGATTCTGGCTTTGCGGAGAGGGTTCTTACCTATCAACGCAACAGGATCACAGGGGATATTATTGCGAAGACGAGGCGCAGGAGTTGGCTTTTAGCCCGTGATGCGGCTTTGGACGCTTTAGGCCGGATACGCAGGTTGATAAGGAATCCGAAGGCTATTAAGAAGATGTCCGAGCGGTTTGCCGTGCATGAGGTGATGGATGTAGATGTGATGGCCAGGCAGGCTATTGAGTTGCTTTTGAAGGAGTATAATAAGCTTGTCGCACAGGATGCGGAGTACGGCAAATTAACGATGGGGAAAGATGCCGAAGGTTGCGAATTGCCGATTTGTTACGCCGGGATGTTGCTCCGCGGCGGGGTGAATGTGGATGCTGTCACCATAGAGCAGATAGACCGACAGATTGAGATGGTGAAGGCAACGGTTTCCCGCAAGATGAGGTTTCCCGGGGAGGAAAAGAGGATCTGGCAGGAGCTGGAAAAGCTCTACAGGGGGAAAGAAGCTGTTGTGCGGCAATTGAAGGATTTGGAGCCGTTTGACCTTTACCAGCGTCTGGCCGGGGAAATAGAGGCAAGGAATGTGGAGAAGCGCCGGGATATGACGGCACGGGAACGGGAAGCTGTGCCGTTTAATGATACGCTGGAGTTCCTAGGTGAGGCGATTGTTGCTTTTTCCATTGCCTCGGCACAGGAACAGGGTTTGTTCCATGACGGCCATTTTGAAGCGGGCAACGCGGTGATCACGGAACCGGGGGTGACGTTCTCCATTACTGCCCTGCATGCTTCCCCTCACAGTTTTCGCAAGTTTGATACGGCGTTCATGGGTAAAGGAGAAGGAGCGCAGGCGTATGGCTGGGGACTTTATTTTGCGGAAAATCCGGAGGTGAACCGGAGTTATCTGAACCAGTTCGCGCAGGACAAGGCGACATGGAAGTTCCGGGAGGTGGAGACTGCCGCTATAGAGGAGATGCAACGGGCCCTGGTAGGCAGTTTTTTGCCGAAGGATGCCCTGCCGGAGGCGAAGGAGGACGCGTCAGATATCGCCTGGTCTGTTCTTGGCGATTTGGTTGATGCCGCCAGAGGAAGCATGACTGTTTTAGACATCGTCATGGAGTTGCATGATGAAATTGATACTAACAGGAAATACGCGGAGACGTACCCCCAGGAGCGGGAGAAGCTGGAACAACTGGAAGGCTTCATGCTTTCTCTGCTTGACCATCTGGACGAGATAGAGGTGAGGACGGGCATGCCTTCCAATTACCGCGTGGAGCTGAATGTAGAGGATTATTTGGACTTCATGGAAGGAGGGGAGCTGCTGTTTTGGGATAAAGGGTACGGCTCATCTACAACATCCAGAATAGGGGATTGGCTTCTGGATGAGGGCAAGGAAGAAGCGTATTCTTTGTTCAACGACAAGGATCCGGAAAATGGGTATTGGATGGGGGGCAAGATTTACCGCTCGTTGGAGGATGCTTTGGGAAGCCCCAGAGAGGCGAGCGAGTTTCTGTTAAGGCATGGAGTGAAGGGCATCAGGTACGCAGACGGTTTTTCCCGCTGGAAGGCGGAGGAGAAGCAGACGTATAATTACGTGATTTTTGACGGCAACGATATTAAGATTACGGCGTTTGCGGACGAGTCCACCGGGGGAGCGTGGGCGGATTATGAGGATCCGACGGCGACGTTTTCCGTGGTTGCCGTCGATAGTTCCGGATCTTCCCTGAAGCCGGAGATGTTCGTCACCCGTCCTGACGGGAACCCGGACTGGTTCACTATCCCGAAGCGTAGGGGGCAGGCTGCCATGCCCGTACGGTTGTTGGTAGGCAAAGACATGGGAGAACATAAGGGTTATGGCCTGACGCACATTGCCGCGTCCAGGGATTTGGACGGGCTATGGGTACAGACCACACCGGAACGGTATTTGTCCAGCATTCTGGCCAACGCCAGCGAACTGTATTTACAGGGAGACAGAGAAATATTAGTGAAGGGCAAAAAGCCTTCCTCGTGGATGGTGTTGCAGCTGGTGAAGGAGGATGGGTATTATTCTATTGTTACCGCGCATCCGGTGAATAATCCAAATAAGAAACCTCAAGGAAAGAGGATCCCCTTTGATGGGCGGTTCTCATCAACACCGGGAAAAGAG